TTTAAAGACTGCTTGTGGGAAGAAGCCGCTTATTTTTGGGGTTGCTATTGCAGCCGCACGTTTAACAGCCACGAGCTGCATGAATTGTTTGTCGAGCTTGAAACACTTGCGGCCAACGAGAAGATGCCCGATTGGGGAACAAGGGGGACATGATATGTGGCCGTTTCCACCATTTCCAAACCCCAAAGACACGGGCAACCGAGTCCCTAAGTTCAACCCCGGCAACTATGAAGAGGCGCCACTTTGAAATACACAATTAACGAACTTGCCAACAGTAAAGGGGTTTTGCCGCTTGTGCGTGAGGCACTGTTGCAGATGGAGGCCGAACTTGATGCCACCAACCGTCAGGTAGAAATTCTGTCGGATGCGCTGGCCGAGTCACGGCGGGAGGTTGCAGCACAGCCAGCACCTGTGCAGAAACGCCCGCCCAACTGTGGCACAAGCTATTGCAGTTGCATTGAATGCATCATGCCACCAGCACGGCCAGCACCTGTCAAGGTTTGGGAAGCCGAAGGCTATGACGCGCTGATGCAAGAGATGCAAATGGTTAAGGCCAGAAACATCCGACAACACGCTGAAATTGAGCGACTGAAAGCAGCACAGCCAGCAGTCCCCGATGCCATTCACCACACCGACATGAGTGAAACTCTTGAGTACATCCAAGGCTGGAACGACTGCCGCGCAGAAATGTTGAAAGGAATGAAGCCATGAGAGACACGATAGAAATGGCCCGTGAGGCAAAAATTTACTTTACAGATCGTTTAGTGGATGTAATTTCAATGGAAGACCTTAAACGCTTTGCCGATCTTGTCCGTGCTGATGAGCGTGAGGCGTGTGCAAAGGTGTGTGAGGAGCGCGGCTGGCATGTGACTGCCGCAGCCATCCGAGCAAGGGAAAGCATATGAGGAAGGTTTGTCGCCGCAAAATATATCAATTGGTCAACCCAATAGCACACGCTATTGCTGGCGCAGGTATAACAACAGACGATTGCCTTAAACAACTTAAAGACAAAGAGCTTGCCGCCATTGAAGCCATGAGGACAGGCAACGCTACTGTTTACACATGGCAAGAACTGGTAGACATGAACAACATATGTCAGGTCATGGCAAGAAACGGCATTGGGCCAGAAGCATTGCCTGACTCCATGATGGCTGAGATTGAGCTAAAACACGCCGCCAAGCGATTTGAAGCCACAGGTAGGATGCTATTGACAGGAACAGGTTTGAGAACCATTAACGAGGTTTTAGAGTGGCATCATCTCCAGCGCACATCAGTTAGTCGATCAGAATACGAGCGCATGATTGACAAAACCCGCAACAAGATACGCTCTCGCTCAAAAGACGTTACGGTTATACAATGACGCAAGGAGAATCCACCATGAAATTTAGCATCAATGAAGCACCATCCAGTGTGATTGGAGAGTTTGCAATGTGTCTGCTTAACGGCGTGACAGCAGGGCATATCCACCACCTTGGCACAGACAGCTATTCACAACACATGGCTTTGGGTGACTTTTATGATGGCCTTGATGACTTAACTGACAAATTTATTGAGGCGTACCAAGGCCGATACTCGAAAATAATTTTCGCGGAAAAGGCACTTTTTCTGGGGGAAAATGGTCTGGCGCTTGTTCAGTATGTTTGCGACCAGATCGAAAGCTATCGCAAGATGCCGGGATTTCCACAGGACAGCGAACTGCAAAACATCGTAGACGAACTGCTTGACTTGGCAGATTCCACTAAATACAAGCTGAGATTTCTAAAATAATGCCACTCATTAAGAAACAATCAGGCTGGTATTGGGGTTTGCAAGGGCCATTCGACACTAAGGCAAAAGCATTGGCAGTATCCAGAGCCGCTTACGCTTCTGGCTACAAAAAGCAGAATGCTGACGTAATTTCCTTCAGAGTTGACGAAATTGGCTGGAAACCCCCAACAAATTTGCTGAGAAAATTTGAGAAGGCTTAAACAATTTTTTTGTATTTACGCCAGATTTCCGGAAAGGGAAATTTTTTGCCTAGTCTGATTAGGCATTTTTTTTCTTCCAATTTTTTTTTCCGAAATGCGTAGTTGGCTTTTGGACTTTTTTGGCTCCTGTTACTGATCGGTGCAGTCAAAAACCATACGGTGCAGTCATAAACTATACTGTTCAGTCGCAAAATATCGATATACGGCCCGATGACCTACAAAAAATGCAAAATGACGGGGAAATCATTACATAACTGCCGCCGCCTGCCGCTTGCCTGCCCTGCCGCGCTGCCTGCCTGCCGTTAAGCCCTGCCGCCTGCCGTGCTGCCGTTATTAGCTGCCCTGCCTGCCTGCCGCCTGCCGTATCCCTGCCGCTTTGCCTGCCGTTATCATGGCCTGCCGCTTATCGCGTAACCCTTGCGCCTGCCTGCCGTAACCTTTACGCCTTGCCTGCCTGCCGTGCTGCCGCTTGCACTTTATCGGGTGTCCTGCCTGCCCACAATGGCCCATGAAGCGCCCACAAAAAAGCCCTAGGGCAAAGCATGGGCGAACCCGTGCAACCCCCTAGGGCGTGTCGCTTTCATGGATAAGCGGGAACCGTTGACGCAAGAAAAAAGCCCTAGACAGTTTCAGGCGTTGACCTGAAACCCCCTAGGGCTTGTCACTTTTTACGGGTAAGCGGGAACCGTTATAGCTTAATAAAAGCCTCTGAGCGTTGACAGTAGCGGCGCAAAACCTGAAAACAGGCCAAATACTCGCTTTCAGTAGAGGGGGGCTTGCACTGCCTCATATAAGCCCTAGACGCTAAATTGTGCCCCTCTTGCTCACTGAAAACGCTAATTCTTTTATCCCGTTCGATTTCATCCGGGAAAAAAAGCACGGGGACAAGCTGCCCCCCTATGGTTTCGAGTCTTGCGTCAATTTTCATTCTTCGCCCCTTTGAACCTTGCCAATAGCGGCGGCGCGGGAACCTGCCCTAACGTAAACACACACCGCCTCACCTTTAAGCCACGCCCACACACCCCATACATTAAAGGGTGTACCCCAATAAGCGCCGCCTCTATCGTAACCGTCACCGCCGCCTTGCCGCCTTGCGTGTAGCCGCTTAACGCCTTGCAGGTTCGCCGGGTTATCACCACGCCGCCCCATAGGGGAACCGTAACGGCTTGAAACTTCGGGGAAAGGGTTAAATTGTTTTTTCATGCTTCCACCTCACCATAAGCTGATTCAATAGCGCGGCCTGAATGAGCGCAAAAAAGCGGCTCACCCTCCCAATGGATAAAAACGTCAACGGCTTGCCAGTCGCTGCCCGTCTCACGCCTTATAAAACGGTAATTTTCCCGCGCTGCCCTTGCGTCTATAACCTCACCGTCACTCATAAGCAAGGCGCAAGGATAGCCGCCGGGCCACGCGAACCCGTTAGACCTGATGAAAGCCTGCAAAGTATCTTTTTTCATGGTGTCACCTCTTAAGATACAAAAAATCCGTTTTTACGGTTAGCGCGGCGGTTCCAGTCTGAAGTAATGCTAATCCCGCAAGCTTCAGCTATTCTGATGACTGATTCAACACCGCAAGCGCCATCGACTGTAGCTTTGCCATTAGGGTTAAAGGTTAGGCCGTAGAGGTCTTCACGCTTCAAATATCCGGGCGTTGCATAGCCACAATCGACCGTTACGGGCTTACCTTGCGGCCCGTTATCTTTCAAAGCTATTAAGCGTTCCTGATGGTTACTTTGCAACCATTCGCCCAATACCGCGCCTTGCATGTCATACCCGCCGCCGCTGCAACGGTAACGCTTGCCCGTGTTGTGATCGTCAAGGCGGCAAATGTTATAGCCGTAAGTGTCACGCCCACGGCTGATGGCCCATGAGAGAGAGAGATAGTTTGTTTCGTTTGTCATGTTTTGTCTTTCGTTGGTTAGTAAGTCAGAACGTCAAAGTAAGCAAGGGCAAAGCCTGCAAGGACAAGGCCCAAAGCTATCGCTGTCAGAACGTCAAAAATGGTGTCTTTCATGGTGTCGCCTTAATAGCTAGGTGTGTGGGTTACTTGTTCGCCTTGCAACTCACAAAGCACAATTAAAACCTCATGGGCTTTTTTGGCCTTAAACAAAGCCGCCGCCTTGACTTGCGCCTCATATGAGCTTGCAGCGTAAACCTCTAAGGTTTTGCCGCGATAAAAAGCCTTATATCCATTCATGGTCTACCTTTCGTTGTGGGCTTGCACCTTGCCTGCCCTGCCTTAATTTTCGGGTTATGCACAAAAAATTCTATAGGGGTTTTCCCTATGTCTTGCATAGAATGGCGGTATGCCCTCTATCCCGTTAGATCAATGCGTTACTTATCACTGCAAAGCGCCTAGCGTTAAGGGCAGCGTCTATTGCATAGATCATGCACCGACACAAAAAACAAGCATAGACAGGCAGGCATTTAACGCGCCCTATAAAAGCAAAGCATGGGCAGGGATAAGGGCTAGGCAGTTATCACGCGAACCATTGTGCGCGGCTTGCAAGCTGGACGGGCGTATCACGCAAGCGTCACACGTCGATCACGTTTTCCCGTGGGCAGCTATTGGCCCCCATGCTTTCACCCGTAATTTGTGGCAAAGCCTCTGCCCTGAATGCCACGGGCAGAAATCAGGGCTAGAAAAGCGCGGCGTTTTCAGGCATTACACCGATAAGGCGCAAGACTACACCGCGCAAGACTACGCTTACACCATGACGCAAGCGTAACGCCTGCCGCCTGCCTTGCGCCAATAGCTAGTCTGTATGCAAGACCGATAACCAATAATACCTGAGTTCGCAAGACGCAAGCCAAGCAAAGCAAAGCGCATACGGCGGCATTACACTCACGACAATTTGAAACTAAAAGTGCGCGGTTTGGCGTAGGAGCAGGCGCGGGGACGATTGCGTAGAGATGCAAAGTCAAGAGTGGGTGTACGAACTGTCGGTTTGTGGTACGCTAAAGCATGACAAGACAACAGGAACTAACCCTATGGCAAAAAAACCTCGTCACATTCTTGGCTACTTAAATGACCCTTCCACATGGGATAGGGCTGCGTTTGAGACTGCTATTCGCGCTGAAGTCGAAGCCTCGACAGGAACGCTCACGGCATCAGATGAGTTGCTGGTTGGTGCGCTGGTCATTACTGTTGACAGTATGCTGACAGCAGAAATCAACATTCGTGAGCAAGGCCACACGTTTACTTACAACTCAGGGGATGCCACTAGCCCGTGGTACAAGATTCGGACAGAAATGGCTGACAAGGCTGTAAAAATGCTGGCTGAGTTGGGTCTTGTGGCCCGTGGTCGTCCTAAGTTGAAAGCCAAAGTGAGTGATGTAGATGAGCTATTCGCCACTGCTTAACCCTGCGTTTGAGTATGCGGTAGCGGTAACTAGGGGTGACATTCAAGCGTGTGAGGATGTCAAACTGGCTTGCCAACGGTTCTTGGATATGGTCGAACGTAAGGATGCGCCTTACGAGTTTGTCCCTGCCAAGGCTGAACACATCCTGAAATTTGTCAAGTTCTGCCGCCATGTCAAAGGGCCAGATGCCGGAAAGCCAATTGAACTACAGCCGTTTCAGGTTATGTACTTGGCTGGCGTTTACGGGTTCAGGGACAGGCGTGACCACTCTTTTCGTTATGTCACTGATGTCATTTTGTTCGTTCCTCGTAAGTCAGGCAAGACAACCATTGCGTCCATCATTGCGCTGTATGAGTTGCAGTTTGGTGATGCTGGCGCTGAAGTGTTTACTCTGGCTACTAATCGGGATCAAGCGTCTATTTGCTTTGATTCTTCTAAGGCTATCGTAGAAAACATGAGGCCCGAGTTGGGGGCTAAGTTCATTGCCTACCGAAGCGAACTGAAGAAGGCTGGCGACTCGACTTCTACCTACCGTGCGCTGTCACGCGAGAACCGGAAAACTGGTGACGGTAAGAATCCGTCCTGTGCAATGATTGATGAAGCTGCTCAGATTACTGAGAGACAGTCAATTGAGGTCTTGCATTCGGGTATGGGCGCTCGAAAGAACCCGCTGCGGATGTACCTGACAACTGCCAGCTTTACTAAGGAAACCAAGTTCTTTGAAGACCTTTCGCACTACCGTAGCGTGTTGCGTGGCGCTGCTCCTGATAGTCATCGCTGGTTTGGCCTACTCTATAGCATTGACCCCGGCGATAATTGGGCTGACCCTGCGGTATGGGGCAAAGCAAACCCGATGCTTGGAGTATCGGTCACGACTCAGCACATTCAGCAAATGGCTGAAGAAGCGTCTGCCAAGCCAGCAAGCCTAAACGAATTCCTGTGCAAGCAGTTGAACATCTATGTTTCGGCTAATTCTGCTTGGGTTGACAGAAGGCATTGGGATGAGTCGGTCACTCCAATGCCGAAAGAAAAGCCTGAAGCTACATTCGTTGCATTTGACTTGGCCCACACCCGAGATTTGAATGCTGTTTGCACTTTGCACAGATACAGCGAAGAAGATTTTTATGCCAAGTTCCAATTCTTTCTACCGGAAGAATCTATTGACTTAATTCCAAACCACTACAAGAGCATATTTTCTCAGGCTCATGCAAGTGGCATTTTGAGGCTCACGCCGGGTAACGTAACCGACTTGAATGAAGTTGAGTCGTACATTAAACAAGAATGCGAAAAGCACAGCGTTAAAGAGGTCGGCTACGATCCATATAACGCTGCTGCTTTGGTAGCTAACCTGTACGCTGATGGATTACCTGTAAAGAAAGTTGGTCAGGGTATGGCTATGTTGTCAAACCCGTCTAAGACCACTGAGCAATTGATTCTGAAGAAGGCAATTCATCATGATGGTAACCCGTTTGTCGGTTGGCAACTAGGTAACTGCGAGGTTTACACCGATGTCAACGGCAACGTGAAGGTCAGGAAGAATGAAGCAGACCCGTCAGCCAAAGTGGACGGTATTATTGCCATGATTATGGCTTTGCACTGCCATTTGGATAACGTATTTGTCAGTGATTCATTTGGATTTAGAGCAATAGAGTGGTAAGATAAAGCGCAACGGCCCGATGGTGAGACATCAGGCCGTTACTTCTCAAATCACTGTTAAAGAGCAACAGCAGCATGAGCAATTCTGATTCTAATCGCTTTTACGTCTACCTTCACTTGAAGCCAAGTGGAGAAGTTTTCTATGTTGGGAAAGGCACACGCAAAAGAGCATGGAGCCGAAATCTACGCAATAGACATTGGAAGCACATTGTTGCTTATCACGGCTTTGTCGTGCAAATACACACTGACAAGCTAACTGAAGATCAGGCGTTTGAACTTGAGAAGCAGCTAATCACGCATTACAGAGAAAAAGGCACATTGGCTAACGT